AATTACATCAGAAAACACAGAAGACAGCCACAAAGCGGTTATTGTAGGCCAAGTAGATGGTCAATTGGCGGAAGCTGCAGACTCAGAAACTTCAGCAGAGCAATTGCAATGTCTTAAAGATCATTTCTTATGGTTATTAGCAAACGACTTTTATAAGGTTGAATGCAGTGCTGAGCAAGTAAGTGATATGGAATCATATTTACCTGCTGATTATGCAGACGCATATGAAGATCTACCTGAATAGTAGATTTTACAAAACAGACGTAACTATATTAATATAAAACAATTAATTTAAATCAAATTAAAAATCATGAGCAAAGAATTAAAAATTACAGAAGAGCAGCTAGAAACAATTGTTAAATCTCAAGCAAAGATGCAAGACTTATTAGTCCAAGTTGGCGTTTTAGAATCTCAAAAAAAACAAATAGTAGATCTAGCTATAGCCCAGAGCAAAGAAGTAGAAGACTTTAAAAAAGAATTAGAAAATGAATATGGTAAAATAAGTATCAATTTAAAAGATGGTACCTATGAAATCATAGAGGAAGATTCTGATTTGAAAGTAGCTGAGTAATGTCTTCTGTTGTAAGAAAAATTAGTATAGGTTCAGACTATAAAAATGATGCTATGCATTATTCTGTAGGTCAACAAGTTTATGGAGGGCATGAAATTTCTCACATACTTTTAGACGAATCAGATAATTCTTACAATATTCATATTAAAAAAAACAACGAGGTAATGCCATGGAAGAAATTTAATTCTCTCATGGCTATCTCCGTTGAATATGATTTAGAATATTGAAAAGCATATACGATTTTATTATAGAGCCCATTGGCGAAAAATACAGTAATAAAGTTAAGGTTGGAAACAAAGAGTTAATTGTAAATACAAAAATTGAAGATTTTAAATTTGTAAATAGATTGGCTAAAGTAATACAAACACCCAAAGCATTTAATACGGGTATTGAAATAGGTGATACAATTGTTATTCACCAAAACGTGTTTAGAATATTCTATGACATGAAAGGGAAAAAAAAGAAAAGTAGATCTTGGTTTAAAGATGACTTACATTTTTGCGCTATAGATCAAATCTATTTATATAAAAATAAAACCGGTTGGCATTCGTTTGGTGATCGTTGTTTTATTACTCCTATAAAAGACAATCAGTCTTTAACGCTAGATAAAGAGCAAAGCCTTATTGGTATATTAAAATACGGCAATAGCTCTTTAAAAGCACTCAATATTAACCCAGGGGATCTGGTGGGCTATACGCCTAACGGCGAATGGGAATTTTTAATTGATGGCAAGCGTTTATATTGTATGAAATCTAATGATATTGTAATTAAATATGAACACCAAGGAAACGAAGTTGAATATAATCCAAGCTGGGCAAGTAGCAGTTGAGGAACTAATCAAAGTAGCTAAAGAGGCTATTGTCGATTCAGGAGATGATATCACAGCAGATAGATTAAAAAATGCAGCAGCTACAAAAAAGCTAGCTATATTTGATGCATTTGAAATACTAAATAGATTAGAAGCTGAAGAAGCTTTATTAAACGAAAAGCCTAAAGAAGTAAAAGAAGAAAAATCTTTTAAAGGCTTTGCTGAAGGAAGATCTAAAAATGTATAAGCAAACTTTGTATGAAGTCTTAAAAGACTACGTAAAACCTAAAGTTCTAAATAGAATGAACAGGTATAAGAAGTGGGAGTATGGCTATAATGCGGAACACGATATAATAGTTATTAGTAAAACCGGGGAGATCGGCGAAATATATAAAATACAAAATCTTATTATAGGATTGCCTAAGGAAAAAGATGTTGTAGAATTTGAAAACGACAAATGGTCTTATACTGCATATCCTAAAGAACTAAATAAAATTAAATCTGTATTTGATTGGGAAGAGTATCCAATAGATTTCAAAGAAAAATGGTATGACTATATTGACAAGGAATTTACAAGGCGCGACGAAGGCTTTTGGTTTATTAATAAAGGCAAGCCTACTTATATTACTGGTACTAACTACATGTACTTGCAGTGGAGTAAAATTGATGTTGGCCAACCGGACTTTCGGGAATCAAACAGATTATTCTACATATTCTGGGAGGCTTGTAAATCTGACTATAGATCCTACGGAATGTGTTATCTTAAGAATAGAAGATCCGGCTTTTCGTTTATGGCAAGTGGGGAGACCGTTAACCAGGCAACAATATCTACAGATGCTAGATTTGGTATACTCTCAAAGTCTGGACCCGATGCAAAGAAAATGTTTACTGACAAAGTTGTCCCAATATCGGTCAACTATCCATTTTTCTTTAAACCGATACAGGACGGTATGGACAGGCCAAAGACGGAACTTGCGTATAGAGTCCCAGCCTCAAAATTTACAAGAAGAAAACTTGATTCAAATGAAAAATTACAGGAGATTACCGGTCTTGACACAACCATTGATTGGAAGAACACCGGCGACAATTCCTATGACGGGGAGAAGCTTAAACTCCTTGTCCACGATGAATCGGGTAAATGGGAAAGGCCGACGAACATCCTTAACAACTGGAGAGTAACTAGAACTTGTTTACGATTAGGTTCTAGAGTAATTGGTAAGTGCATGATGGGTTCAACCTCAAATGCTTTAGATAAAGGAGGGGCGAACTTTAAAAAACTTTATGATGATTCAGACGTTAATCAAAGAAACGCCAATGGACAGACACGCTCAGGACTCTATTCTTTGTTCATACCTATGGAATGGAACTACGAAGGATACATTGATTCTTATGGCTTTCCTGTATTCAACACGCCTAAAAAAGAAATTAAAGATCCACACGGAACAAAAATAACACAAGGCGTAATAGATTATTGGAATAATGAAGTTGAAGGTTTAAAATCTGATCAAGATAGTTTAAACGAATTTTATAGACAATTTCCAAGGACTACAAAGCATGCATTTAGAGATGAGTCAAAACAATCTTTATTTAACTTGACAAAAATATATGAGCAAGTAGATTTTAATGAAGATCTTAAAAATTCAATAAACGTAACAAAAGGAAGTTTTCAATGGGAAAATGGACAAAAAGACACTAAAGTAATATTTGTTCCAAATAATGACGGTAGATTTTTAATTACCTGGGTTCCACCTGAAAACTTGCAAAACAAAAGATATATAAAAAATGGTACTAATTATCCTGGCAATGAGCATTGCGGAGCATTTGGCTGTGATCCTTATGATATATCGGGCACTACAGACGGAAGAGGATCTAAAGGGTCTCTTCACGGTTTAACAAAATTTAGTATGGAAGACGTGCCTACAAATCATTTCTTTTTAGAATACATAGCTAGGCCTCAAACTGCTGAGATATTTTTTGAAGATGTTTTAATGGCTTGTGTATTTTACGGCATGCCAATACTAGCTGAAAATAATAAACCAAGATTACTGTATCATTTTAAAAGAAGAGGTTATAGAGGTTATTCAATTAATAGACCTGATAAAAAATATAACAAGCTATCCGTTACAGAAAGAGAATTAGGCGGAATACCAAATTCAAGTGAAGACATAAAGCAAGCGCATGCCGCTGCTATAGAAACCTATATAAATGATTTTGTAGGCTTAAAAGAAACAGGCTATGGAGATGTGTATTTTCAAAGAACACTTGAAGACTGGGCAAAATTTGATATTAATAATAGAACAAAACACGATGCATCTATTAGCTCGGGACTAGCTTTAATGGCTTGTAATAAACATCGGTATACACCGGGACCTAAAATAGAAAAGCTTCAATCTATAAATTTAGGTATTAAAAAATACGATAATAAAGGTGCAACATCAAAAATAATAAGTTAAATGGGTATATATACTAACACCAATAGTGCTTTTCCAAGTCAAGTAGTAAGTGATGCAGAAAAAGCAAGTCTAGAGTACGGGACACAAGTTGGACAGGCTATTGAATATGAATGGTTTGGGCAAGGTCGTACTAACGGTAATAGATATTTAACTAGTTGGAATCAATTTCACCAATTAAGATTATATGCTCGAGGTGAGCAATCCATACAAAAATACAAAGATGAATTATCTATTAATGGTGATTTATCTTATTTAAACTTAGACTGGAAACCGGTTCCTATATTATCTAAGTTTGTAGATATTGTAGTTAACGGTATATCAGGTAAATCTTACGATATTAAAGCATATGCTCAAGATCCTCAATCAATAAAGAAAAGAACAGATTATGCTTCTATGCTTTATGAGGACATGGTGGCTAAAGAGTATTTAGATAGTTTACAAGAAACGTTAGGTATTAATTTATATCAAACACCTAATGTAGATACTGTACCTGAATCTAAGGAAGAATTAGAATTGCATATGCAATTAAGTTACAAGCAATCAATTGAAATAGCAGAAGAAGAGGCTATAGCATCCGTGCTTGCTCAAAACAAATACGATCTTACAAGAAAAAGATTGAATATGGATTTAACTGTATTAGGAATTGCTGTTGCTAAAACAGGATTTAATACAGCCGAGGGTATTACAGTAGATTATGTAGACCCTGCTTACGTGGTTTATTCTTATACTGAAGATCCTAATTTTGATGATGTATACTATGTAGGTGAAGTAAAGTCCATAACAATACCGGAACTTAAAAAAGAATTTCCAAACATTGGAGAAAAAGAACTTGAAAGAATTCAATCTATGCCCGGCAACAGTCAGTACATAACTGGTTGGGGTAATTATGATGAAAATACTGTTCAAGTTTTATACTTTGATTACAAGACATATCACAATCAAGTATTTAAAATAAAAGAAACTCCACAGGGTTTAATGAAAGCTTTAGAAAAGCCAGATTCATTTAATCCGCCAGAAAATGATAATTTCGAAAGAGTATCAAGATCTATTGAAGTTTTATATACAGGAGCTAAAGTTTTAGGCTCAAATGAAATGGTTAAGTGGGAGCTAGCAGAAAATATGTCTAGACCTACCGCCGATACAACTAAAGTAGAAATGAATTATGCTTTATGTGCACCTAGAATGTACAAAGGCCGTATAGAATCTCTTGTAAGTAAATGTATTGGATTTGCTGATATGATTCAATTAACGCATTTAAAATTACAACAGGTTTTATCTAGAATGGTACCAGACGGTGTTTACTTAGATATGGACGGTTTAGCTGAAGTTGATTTAGGTAATGGAACAAATTACAATCCTGCAGAAGCATTGAATATGTATTTTCAAACAGGTTCTATTGTAGGTAGATCACTTACGCAAGATGGTGATATGAATGCCGGTAAAGTGCCTATTCAAGAACTTAACAGTTCTTCAGGTCAAGGTAAAATTAATGCGCTTATACAAACGTATCAATACTACTTACAAATGATACGTGATGTAACCGGGCTTAATGAAGCAAGAGACGGTTCATCTATGGAGAAAAACTCACTCGTAGGGCTACAAAAAATGGCCGCTAACGCATCTAATGTAGCAACTAGGCATATTAATCAATCTGGTCTTTATATCACATTAAAGCTTGCCGAAAACATTGCATTAAAAGTAGCCGACGCTTTAGAGTTCCCGCTAACTAGAAGTGCTTTACAAAATTCAATATCTACATTTAACATAAGAACTTTACAGGAAATTGTAAACTTAAATTTGCATGATTTTGGAATATTTTTAGAATTAGAACCAGATGATGAAGAGCAAGCACAATTAGAAAATAATATTCAAGTCTCTTTACAGCAAGGAGGTCTTAATTTAGAAGATGCTATAGATTTAAGACAAATAAAAAATCTTAAGCTAGCAAATCAAATGCTTAAGATAAAACGTAAAGCAAAGGCTAAACAAGATCAAGCTAATCAACAGGCTAATATTGCGGCACAAGGACAGTCACAAGCAGACACGGCAGAAAAAACAGCTATGGCTGAAGTTCAAAAACAACAAGCTCTTACAGAGTCTAATGTTCAATTTGAGCAATCCAAAAATCAAATGGAAATACAGCGCATGGAAATAGCGGCTAGATTAGATGCTCAAAAAATGCAAACTAGATTTCAATACGACATGCAGCTTAAACAAATGGATGTTCAAATGGTGCAGCAAAAAGAAGGTGCAATTGAAGATCGTAAAGATAAACGTAGCAAAATGCAAGCTACACAACAAAGTGAGCTTATAAGTCAAAGGCAAAACGATAGTTTACCAATAGACTTTGAAAATCAACCCGACACGGGTATGCAGGCTTTCATGTAGAAAGTAAACAATTATTTAATTATATTATATTATGTCAGAACAAAAAACAAATGAACCTGTTAAGCAGGAAGGTGAGTTTAAAATTAAAAAAAGAACTCCTAAAAAATTAACAACACCTAGTGATGAACCGGTAAAAGTAAACATCAAAGAACCTTTGGTGGATTTGCCGCCAGAAGTTACAAAGGTGGTAATACCAAATGAAGATGCCATTCAAATCGGAGAAACAGAAGAAGTATCTGGAGATACATCATCCGGAGATAGCGCTAAGGTGGAAGAACCTATACAAGAGTCCAACGAGGATGCTGAAGGGTTTTCTCCAATCAAAGAAGTAGCAGAAACTGAAAAAGTTGAAGCACAGGTAGAAAAAGCAATACAAGACGAAAGAATTCTTGGTAAAGCTTTGCCTGAAAACATCGAGAAGCTAGTTTCCTTTATGGAAGAAACGGGTGGGACAATAGAGGACTATACTAGGCTTAACGCTGATTATTCTCAAGTAGATGATGTTACATTATTAAAAGAATACTATAAAAAAGAAAAGCCTTATTTAGAAGGTGAAGACATTGATATGTTACTAGAAGACTTTATCATTGATGAAGATATCGACGAAGATAGAGATGCACGCAAGAAAAGAATTGCGTTTAAAGAAGAAGTTGCGAAAGCCAAAAGCTATTTAGAGGAAACAAAGAGTAAGTATTACGACGAGATCAAGTTGAGACCGGGCGTTACTCAAGACCAACAAAAAGCTACGGACTTTTTTAACCGATATAATAAGCAGCA